TATAGATTACTGGTGAACCTAAACGAATGAATCCTAGAATCTTTCCTGAGTTCTTCTCTTTGACAGCCAATTGTATATTCTTACCAACTGGTGCCTTATTGATGTGGGAACTGGTAATGGCAAGCAATGTTTCAAACTGAGCATTTGGTATTTCACAAACTTCAATATCCATATCTTTTGGATGTACCGAGAAATCAGAAAACAAATCATCTTCTGGTGGAAACAATGAAGAAGGTAAATCTTCAAGGTTTTTTATCTTCTCATCACGCATATATTCTTCGGTACTTCCAATATTACTAAAGTAATCGTGGAATACTTTGGAACAATGTAGTGCTTGTTCTCTAGTTAATATCATACTTTAAATCCGTCAAATGATTTTTTCTGTGGTTGAATTTTGTTAAATGCGCCAACAGGTGCAGTACCAGCATCAGCAATACCTTGTTGTGCAGATTGTTCCACATCATACAATTTCATTTTGGATCTATCGACACCAATTGCAAATCGTTTGTAATAAGATGGATCATTGTATCGATTCTTCAATTGCTTTACCATAATCTGTCCGAGTTCTTCTAATTCTTCGGAAGAAATCAAAGCAAACATCAAATCGGCAGTAGCAGGAAGTCCAAAAGATTCAGAAGTATCTTCTAGTCCTGGATCGGATGATGTGAATCCGCTTCGTGTCGTTTGAGTTGCGGAAACAATTGGTACGTTATACTCGACTGCCAGTCCTCTAAGTTCTTCAGCAATCGATTTAACATATGTGTAGGAATTAATATTTGCACCAGCCTTGATACGGCTAGAACAACAGATGTTAAGATAATCAACAAAGATGATATCAGGTACAAAACTGCGTTTAAGATTAAGTTCATTTAATAATGTCCTAAAATGAGTTACAGAAGCCGATGCGGTTGGGTATTCTTTGATGATAAGTTTGCCTGTTGTCTTTTCTTTAACCCGAGCAACTTTCTTATCATACATATCTTTTGGTAAATCCATCAAATCATCCAAAGATACATTCAATAGGTTTGCATCTATTCTTTCCGCAATACGTTCTTCAGCCATTTCCATAGTGATATAAAGAACGTTTCTACCCAGCGACATAACTCCAGCGGCACAATGACACATAAAAAGTGACTTACCGACACCAGTACCAGCAAGAGCAATGTTAAGAGTTTTAGCAGGAAGACCACCTTTTGTAATCTTGTTAAAGAAATCCAAGTCGAATGGAATTCGCTCTTCATGTCTGTGGTAAAACTCATAACGCTCATCACTATTCTCCAAATAATCGTGGCCTACAGATGTATCAAAACTTATTGCCAAAGCGTCTGATAGTATCTTGGGAATCTGACCTTTCTCATGGGTTTTGTCTTTTCCTTCGAGTATAGAAATAGACCCCAATACTGCATTGTAGATAGCCTTTTCTTGTACAAAGGACTCCGTTTTGTCAACAAGCCATTGAATCTTGGATTCTTCTTGCTTAGTTGAAACAATCTCTTTAAGATACGATTCGGATTTCTCCACTTCGTCATTTGTGAGATTTCGTTTCTCTTTGATGGCCAATTCAATTGCTTCAATCGATGGTGGAGAATTGTAAGCGTTCGTAAATGTATTAATTTCATTGAATATTAGTCTTTCGGTTCTATCTGTGAAATATTCATCCTTTAAAAACGGAAGAACCTTTCTTAGGTATTCCTCCGAGTAAATTAGGTTCCTCAATATCGTCTGTTCTATTTTCATCAATCATATCCTCATCTAGATTGGCAGTCATCAACTCTACCAATAAGTCGCCTGCATATTTTTTAAAGTCTGGATCTTTTTCCAGTTTTTTTGGCTTCATCAGAGGTGATTCTAACACATAAAAAGCAAATTGTAAACGGGTATGTTCAACTTCTTCCTTAAAAGATACCTTCCCGTACTTAAAGACGGTATCTTTGTATGTTCCAGACAACACCTTGATGTGTGTTATATCTGCTTCATCCTTAGGATAAATGAAACAAAAATCAATGCCTTCTATCATACTTCTTCCACTTGCATAATTGCACCAGTACTGATACTGTATTTGTCTTTTACAAAATCATGGAAAGTGGTGTCATTCAAAATAGATTCCCAAAATTCGGATGAATCGGTTTCTTTGATACGGTATTTTTTATCACCAACAACACCATCAGAATCTACCTTTGAATACCAACCATTGCTAGGCTTGATAACGTGTCCAGATTCAATTGCAATATCCAATAGGCCAGACCACTTGCTAATACCGCCATCAAAAGACACAGTAACAGGAATTTTAGATTTTTCTTTAACATAACGACTCTTTTCTACATTGATTATAAAATTGTAACCAATAATTTCTGTTCCTTCTTTTTCTTGTTGACGACCAAGAATGAAGATGTTATCAGCCGAGTAATACGAACCTGTACCACCACCAACTATATCTTTAGGGAACATTCCGATTTCTTTGTATGTGTGATTTACTACAATCATAGGAATATCTTTCAATGACAGATGTGGTGTCACCATACGAAACAAACTCTTTACCTGTTTAGCACGAGACATATCAGCAACTGATTTCTCCGACAAAGCATCTTCAACTTCTTTCTTTGAAGCCAAATTACCAATTGAATCGATGATGATAATCAAATGTTCACCACGTTCCAGTTCGGTCAACTGCTTCATAATATCAAACTTCAATTGTTCAATGTCAGTAAGAGGAGTATGCAAGACACGATTAGTGTCAATGCCGAAGGAATCGAAATAAGATTGAGGAGTGCCAAACTCAGAATCATAAAAAAGAAGTGCAGCATCATCATATTTGTCCAGATAAGATTTGGCCATCAATAAGGAAAAAGCAGTCTTGAAATGCTTGGATGGGCCAGCCCACATTGTAAGACCTGGTGTTAAACCGCCATTAAGAGAACCTGATAACGCAACATTAATCATAGGGATTGCTGTTGGTATCATATCTTTCTGTGTGAAGAATTTCGATTTGGATAAAATTGCAGAATCTTTGATACTGCTATTCTTTTTGATTTTGTCTAATATACTCATTTCATTCCTTTGTTTAATGTTGTCATGTCTATTATCTATCTATGGTCACGAAAAGAAGTCTTCCAGAGAACTAACCTTTTCAGTTGACCAACCCATACAGTCCAAAATAACCTTGATTGGCTCAAGGAATGTCTTTTCGAATTGTGTATCATAATCGATATACTTTGAAATGTCAAACTCTTTAGGCAATCTTGCCGGATAAGAGATGACAGTATCTTTGAATGGGTTTGGCATCCGCAGATAAGAGAATTTAATCTTCTCACCTTCCTGAATCAATGGATACTTCTTGGTTAGTCCCATTTGGTTTAGATGATGATTGTATAGTATGGCGCCTTTAACATGAATAGGAGTTCCAAGTTTATATAACTGCAACGAATCGGCATACTTAGCAAGTCCGTTGATACCACGTGGAAAAGATATATCTTCTGGTGGTAAACTGCTGAAGTAATCCTTGAACTCGGAAATGAACCTGTGCATGTCTTCTTCAGTTCCAGAAATCATAATCTTAATTGACTCTTTCATCTTGGTACGAACAGCTGCAGGTGTAGATGACTTAATCATTTCAAGACCCATGACTTTTAAGTCTGGTTCATGGTAACGAACACCTTCATTGTCATACACATTCATAATGTAACGTTTCTTGGCCGTCCAGATACCTTTGTCTGCAAGTGCTTCACGTTTCATCTGCATCTTTTGTGCATAAGCATGTACATAATCCGCAAGCTCTTGGTATGATTTACTAATGTAAGGTTCAATCTTGGATTTACAGACACGGTCCATGAAATCAATTACTTTTGACTTTGGAAGTCCAACAGTACCATCTGCACCATAAACACTATTTACCAGAGGACCAAGTTTCAAATAAATCGAATCTGTATCAGATGCAATTACATAATCAACATTTTTTGTTTCCAATAGCTTGTTCATGTACTCATTGAGTTTGGCTTCTATCCACCTAATACTAAATTGACCAGCTGTCGTGACACCCAAAGCCATCCTAAGGTCATAAAAACGAAAATATTGAGAGCCAAGAGCACCGTAAGCAGAATTAAGAGAA